CAAGAAACACACATCACAATTAGAAAAAGATATTGCTTACTGCATAGACTTTCTCGAACTAAGTAACAATCAGATAGGTGAAATGCTTAGAGCATGTGAAGATTTAGGTATGATATCTGTTCAATACTTTTGTGAAGAATTCATATTTATGAGTGAACCAGATGAGTTAGAACGGTATCATGATAGTAACTATCTACAAATAAGATGGGGGTTAAAGTAATGCCGAGGAAGACTAAATTGTCTATGGATAAGTTATCATCAGGGATAGCATATTTCACAGGGGTTAGTGCTACTTTAGTGGTCGTATTTGCTGACAGTTATAATAACTATTCAGTTGTTAATTTTCTCACTAAATATCAAGATGAGTTGGGAATCGCCCTAAAAAATGATACATATCAAGAAGACTTGGATGGTTGGTTGTTATCAGTAGAAGCAAGTTCATCAAAGGATATTGATAGAATATGTGCTATAATAGAGGAGGATATAGACATTGACGAGTGCTATGTTCAATCACTAACTAACAACAATTAAATATTAATATGATACACAATGTACAACTTAGTCATGAACAGTTAAGTTTACTTAGGGTGTTTATTATGAACTATCGAGTAAAGTGGGCAAAAAATAATACATCCCTTCCTTTACATATAGTAGACTTATTAGACAGTACTGATTATCAATTAAGATGCACAAATTCACTAAAGGAAACTATGTACAATTCCCCGACAATATGCGAGGAATAGTAGATTTTGTTGATGATACTTACATAACAGTTTGTGTTAGTGTAAAGAAAAATGTGTGTGGTCATTCTTTACAACCAATGAGTAAATGTTGCCTGTTAGTGTATCCCAGAGAACAAGAACAGTTAGTGTTAATTAGAGAGACAAGTACCCTCGCAGACATATACAAACCTAATACAGATTAACACCTCTCTGAGTGTCATTTAGAGGGGTTACATAGGGGTTAGTAAGTATACACGGAAAGTTATTAAATACCTTTTTAAATATACCTGTGTGTTTTATCTTTCTCTCAATATATGTTAATAACTGTGTGTTCACTAAGTGTTATTTAAGACCTATTAATAGTGCGGAGTTGTTGTTAGGTAAGCGAGTGTACTATGGATGGAACAAAATGTCAACTATCAGGTCACAATATGCTCACAGTTCTTATTAATTAACAGAGGAACATTTGACAACTGCCTGATACTTTGCTATAATACAGTTATTAACACTGAAGGACTGCAATCACATGGCAGGTTATTACTTTGAGCATGAAGATTACCAGGCAGAAACTAACAACAACTCAGAGTATAATGATGACCTTGATTATTACCCACGGACAGGCTATTATGAGACACTAAGTAATAACTACTATTGTAATTACTGACACTAAGTAACATCGAAAATCACAGTTGTTTCGTTGTTATATGTTATCGTGCCCCCTTGTGATGCGTTTAAATCGAAGGAACCTTTGTAAGCTATAAACGACCCAGATCGACCTTGCTATATCTCTCTATAAAAAAATAATCCAATATATAAAAGCGAACCACAGGATTCGTTAGTGAAAAAAAATATTGAAAAAATAAAAATCGCCATAAGGTATGACCATGCAGAGGATAAGTTGGTATTAGATCTGCCTGAGAGCGTATGCAACCAGTTTGATTGGTATGAGGATGGGGAAATAACTATGACTGTAGAAAGTGACGGAGTGTTTCTAGATTAAAACAAGAGTCGTTGACTGTGACTATATAATCTGTTATAATATATGAAGTACATTATTCATTATGGCTAAAGGATTTACTGTAAAGGCGAAAACTCCAAAGAAAACTGCCGAACCCGAATGGGACTACGACAAGGCATGGGAGATGTTAAAAGGAAAGGCAATAGTATTCTGTATGCCTGGTAGAGGATGTTCATTCCAGTTCTTGAAGAGTTTCGTTCAACTCTGCTTTGACTTAGTACAGCATGGGGCGAGTATTCAAATATCTCAAGACTATTCTAGTATGGTTAACTTTGCTAGATGTAAGTGTCTTGGGGCAAATGTCTTAAGAGGACCAGACCAGATTCCTTGGGATGGTAAGTTAAACTACGACTACCAACTATGGATTGATAGTGATATCGTCTACGGAACTGAGAAGTTCTTACAACTTGTTCTTATGGACAAAGATATTGCTGCTGGTTGGTATATGACTGAAGATGGTCGTACTACTAGTGTTGCTCATTGGTTAGATGAGGGCGACTTCCGTAACAATGGTGGAGTCATGAATCACGAAACAGGTGAGACAATGACTAAGAGAAAGAAACCATTCACTGTAGACTATACAGGTTTCGGATGGACACTGATTAAGAAAGGAGTATTTGAGAACGAAGGCATTAAGTATCCTTGGTTTGCTCCTAAGATGCAAGTCTTTGAATCAGGCGATGTTCAAGATATGTGTGGAGAAGATGTGAGTTTCTGTCTCGATGCTATAGAAGCAGGGTTCGAGATATGGTGCGATCCTCGTGTGAGAGTAGGTCACGAGAAGATGAGAGTTATCTAATGCCAAAGACAGTTTACACAATCTATATCGGTGGAGTTGAGAAGCACACCGATATAAGTGAGACTGACTTTCTGGATCTGATGAGCGACTATGCTCAATCTTTCTATGAGATTTCCTACCCAGATCCATCAACAATATCACATACTATGAAAGAAATTAATGGCTAAAGTATTCACAAACTTATCAGGTGGCAGTTGGATTGAAAAGACACCTAAAAAGACTCGACAAGGACAAGGTAAGCACTCCAAATTTTCTAGCACCGCCCGAAACGCTGCTCGTAAGGCATACAGGGGGCAAGGCAAATGAATGTAGTCGAAGCATGGAACAACATCTCTTGGGCAGAAGCAGTTCCTTTCCTATTAGTATTAGCAGGAGTATACTGGGTAAAGGTAAAGATCGATACTAGAGCAGGTCTTGGTAAAAAGAAACTAAGGCAACTTAAGAGTGTCATTAAAGAAGCAATCATTGAGGCAAACAATGACTGAGAAAAGAAATCATCTACACCTAGTGAGTGATGATACTGAATATAAGGACTATGCGTTATCTGTATTGGATGACGCAATTTATGATGCTATCATTTCAGACGCAGATGAGTATGACATATACAACTGTATAATGAATGCTATTAGAAGTAGAGGTTCACATCACCAATTAGCAGCAGATAGATGTAAGAAGTTGTCAGATTTATTAGAAGGAGAGATAACAAAAGATAATAATTTTAACGAACCTGACCCTGCTTATAATCCTAAGGAGTGGGATTAAATCTATATCTTACGGAAACTGGTATAAATAATCGAGATACCTAGAGCCGCTGTATGGCTGAATCTAATTCCAAGGCATTTAAAGATATAGATCTTTCTTTTTCGCCCCACCCTGTTTCTGGAGATGTACGAGTCCTTAAAAATGAGGATGCGATCAAGAGAGCTGTAAGGAATTTAATCCAGACTATAGGTGGCGAAAGACCTTTTCAGTCTAATCTTGGTACAGATGTGACTAGATCTTTATTTGATTTTGTTGATTATGGTACAGCAAGTGTCATAACTCAGCAAATTTTTGATGTTTTAAAGGGGTTCGAGGGTCGTATTGCAAATACTGCAGTGAGAGTGGAACCCAAACCCAACGATAATACATTTGAAGTATTTGTTGCTTATGATATTGTAGGACAGGACTTCCCAAGTCAAGAATTTGACTTCATGTTGGAATCATCTAGGTAATAGGAATGCCATTTACTAAATTTACTAACTTAAATTTTGCTGAAATCAAGGAATCTGTAAAGGATTACCTGAGAGCTAACTCTGATTTTAAGGATTTTGACTTTGAAGGGTCAAATATGTCGATCATTGTCGATATATTAGCGTATAATTCATATATAACTGCCTTTAATAGTAATATGGTTGCTAATGAGTCCTTCTTGGATTCAGCAACACTACGAGAAAATGTTGTTTCTTTAGCTAGAAACATAGGATATGTACCAAGATCACGAAGATCTGCTGAAGCAGTGGTTGATTTTGAGTTTAAATTTGCAGGAAATAGTAATACTGTCACTTTAAAGAAAGGTTTGGCACTAGTTGGTGCTGTAAGCAACACAAGTTATACTTTTTCAGTCCCAGAAGATGTAACTGTAACCAGTCCTTTGGACTCTGGAGGGATAGGTGGTAATAATTCTCCTAGAACTGGTAAATTTTCTGGATTAACTGTCTATCAAGGTACACTTTTAACTAAAAAATTTACTGTAAATGGTAGTTCTGATCAAAGATTCATTCTCGACAACTCATTTATTGATTTAAACTCACTTAAAGTAACTGTTAAGAAGTCTGGATCGTCTGCAGGACTATCATTTTCACGAATTGACAATATTATTGAGGTTACTCCAGTCTCAAATGTATATCTAATACAAGAAATTAAGAATGAGACATATGAATTACTATTTGGAGATGGTCTGTTTGGTAAAAAACTAGAAATTGGTGATGAAATTGATATTTCTTACATTATAACTGATGGTAAGGATGGGAATGAAGGTAAATTCTTTACTTTCTCAGGAAATATAGTAGATGATGCAGGAAATTCACTCTCATCTACAAACAATGTAACAGTAATTGCTAGTCAGACCGCTAGAAACGGTACTGATATCGAAGCAATTGACTCTATACGATATTTTGCACCTAGAATGTACTCCGCACAGAACAGGGCGGTTACACCTAGGGATTATGAAGCAATAGTTCAGTCTGTTTATCCAAATACAGAGTCTGTTTCTGTTGTTGGTGGTGAGGAATTGGATCCTCCTGAGTTTGGAACTGTAGTTTTAAGTATAAAACCTAAAAATGGTACATTCTTATCTGACTTTACTAAGCAGAACATACTGAATGACTTAAAACAGTATGCAATTGCAGGAATTAACCAACGAATTGAAGATTTAAAGATTTTGTATGTAGAGTTGGACTCTTTCGTCTATTATAACAACAGTATTATGGATGATAAAGACCAACTTAAGGCAGAAGTCAGTACATCTCTTACTGAGTACGGAAGATCTGCTAATTTGAACGCATTTGGTGGTAGATTTAAGTATTCTGAGTCTCAACGAATCATTGATCAGACAGATTCAGCAATTACTTCCAATATTACGAAGGTTACTATTCGTAGAGACCTAAAAGCACTCATAAATCAGTCTGCTCAATATGAATTATGCTTTGGTAATCAATTTAATGTAAAAACAGGTGGTGGAACTATCAAATCTACTGGATTTGGTATTAGTGGTGTTGAAGGTGAAGTGTATTTTACTGATATACCAAGATCTAATGGTATTATGGGTGATATTGCTGTATTTAAACCTGCTACTTCCGCATCAGAGGATGCAGTTGTTGTTGTTCCTAATGCTGGTACTGTAGATTATGTAAAAGGTGAAGTAATACTCAATACTATCAACATTTCATCAACAGTTAAGGATAATGACATCATTGAAATTCAGGCATATCCAGAATCTAACGATGTTATAGGATTAAAGGACATTTACTTAAGTTTGGACATGTCAAATACTACGATAAATATCGTAAGAGACACAATATCATCTGGTCAGCAAATTTCTGGCATAGGATATAAAGTCACCTCTAGTTACTCTAACGGATCGCTAATCAGACAGTAGAATGATCGAAACATATTCTCCCTTAAGTCCTAGGGTAAAAACTTATCAAGTCGTTAGCGAAATTATACCAGAATTTGCTAAGTCAGAGAATCCTCTGTTCTCCAAATTCTTAGAACAGTATTATATCTCTCAAGACTTCCAAGGTGGACCTGCAGACATTGCGGAGAATATTGATGCGTATATTAAAGTTGATAATTTAACTACTGATGTAATAAGAGGTACAACTACACTTGTTGGTACTATTTCATCAACAGATACTACAGTTACAGTAGATAGTACTGATGGATATCCTCAAAAATATGGTCTTTTTCAGATCGATAATGAAATATGCAGTTATAGTGGCGTAACTACAAATAGTTTTACTGGTGTTTGGCGTGGTTTTAGTGGAATCTCTACATTTTCCAAACAAAACGACCCAGATGAATTAGTATGGCAACAAACTATTGCTGGAATTCATACTACTGGTGCAAATGTAGTAAATCTTAGTTCTTTATTCTTAAAAGAATTTTATAAGAATTTAAAAGCGATGTATGCTCCTGGTTTAGAGGGAGTAACGCTTTCACCTCAGTTAGATGTTAATAATTTCATAAAAGAAGCAAGAAGTTTATATGAAGCAAAGGGAACTCGTGCATCTTTTAAAATTCTTTTCAAAGCACTGTTTGGAGTTGATCCAAAAATCAATGATTTAGAGAAATATCTAATAAAACCATCTTTTGCGAATTATTTGCGTAGAAAGACTGTTTCTGTTCAATTAATATCTGGTAATCCTCAAGAATTAGTTGGTCAGACACTTTTCCAAGATAATGATCCAACAAACCCTCAATTAAACGAAGCGTCAGGTCCTATTTCTGAAGTATCGCTAATTAGAGACGATTATTTTAAACTTTCTCTCTTTACAGGTTTTGATGAACGAGGTTTGACTGATGGTACCTTCGTAGTACCTGGACGAAGTAGTAATATTGGAATAATTGGTATTGGTGCGTCTGTTATTACCGTAGATTCTACAATTGGGTTTTCTAGCACTGGTACAATCAAAGTTGGTGAAATTGGCACATCATTTTATCAGACATTTACATATGACTCAAAAAGCATCAATCAATTCTTTGATGTTGCTCCTCCAGTTAGTATAGAGATACCAAACAACAGTACAGTATCTACTTTTAACATTGTTTATGGGTATGAGGGTGGAGATTCTACTAAAAAGGTAGAAATGCGTCTAACTGGTGTACTTTCTAAATTTAATACTAGCAGACCTCTCCGAAATTTAAAATCTACCTCGGCTATCAAGGTAAAGAACTTAGGACGCTATATTGCCAACCCAGTTATCAGTAAATCCTATGAAGAGGTGTTTTTTAATAGTTGGGTTTACAATACATCTACTAGATACGAAATTTTAAGTTTTGCTGGATCTATATTTACCCTTGTTGGTACTATTGAAAAAAGCAGTTTAAAAGTTGGTGATAAAATTGAAATTTTGCGTAGAAACAGCGAAGTTCTTGTTGCTAGCTCTCTAATTGTTGATAGTATTGATACAACTGCTTCATCTATCAGTCTTGACGGTAGTATTCCTACTCTTGACCCTCTTTTATTATATGATGTGCGAAGATTGCAAAATAAAGTAAAATCTTCAATTGTTCCAGTAAAAGGTGGACAAGAACAGTTATTAACAGATATTAATAATGCATATATCGTAGATGAGTCTAAATCAGCATCATCAAAGAGAGAAGGTTATGTTGCTTCTAGTTCTCTTCCTAGTTACACTATAGATTCTGATAGAATTCATGCGGAGTTGATAAATCCTTCTATTGCTTCTGGAAACTGGGAAGGATACGATAGTGTAGAAAACAGATATAGTATTATTTCTTTTGCAGCAGATGTTCCATTTGAAACTGGAGATGAAATCATATATGCACCAGAACCAGGAACACAGGTTATTGGTGCGTTAGATTCTCCAAGTTATTTTGTAGAAGTACTAAGTTCAAAAAATAAAATAAAATTATATCCATCTCGTTCTTTTATTAAAGCAAATTTACCATCATTCTTTGTTGCACCAACTTTACCCACAGGTAGACATGATTTTATACTTGCTAGTCAAGGAAAAAGGAATATCTTCCCTGCAAGACCTATAAAAAGATATGTTTTAGAGCAGCAACTCAAAAGCGGTAAAGAAGGTCAAACTACTTCCGAAATTACCGTAGATGGTAATACAGGAATGCTTGTGAATGGTATTGAGATATTAAACTATAAAGGTGCGGATACACTCTTCTACGGTCCTGTAAATAAACTCAATGTTTTAAACAGTGGTGCAGGTTATGATGTTCAGGCACCTCCAAACATCACTATTACTGACGAAACTGTTAGTATCGGAAATACTGCAGGTGCAGTTCCAGTTTTAAGCGGAATTGTATCAAGTATTCTTATTGACCCATTTGACTATGACCTTGATAAGGTTATTAGCGTAGAAATTTATGGTGGTAATGGTAGTGGTGCTATTGGTAGAGCATTAGTTGAAGAACGATTTAGACAAGTATTTTTTAATGGTATTAGCACTAATCTTGGTGGTGATGTTAGTTCAACTTATAATTCATTCAATCTTAATAAAGATCATAACTTCTTAACTGGAGATAGACTTGTATACGATAATAACGGTGGTACCAACATTGGTGTTGCTACAACAGGAGGAGTTAATGATACTTTAACATTATTTGGTGGTCAAGATTATTATATTAATGTTATTAACTCAAAAGACTTTACTCTTCATAATAATAAGCAAGATTCGATTATTGGTATTAATACAATATTAATTGAAGAAAATGCTGCTGCAAGTAACGCAGGTCTTCATATTTTCCGTACTTTTGATAAAAAACGCACTATTAGTAGAATTAGTTTAGAAGATACTGGTTCAGGTTACGCAAATAGAAATATTTTAGTAAAACCAGTTGGAATTAATACTTTTAATGATTCTGTTGAGTTTATTAATCATGGACTTACAGATGGAGAAGTAGTTGAGTATGAAAATGGCACAAACGCTGTCATAACAGGTCTCAGTACAACGAAACAGTATCAAGTACTAAAGATAGACGACGATAAGTTTAGACTTGCGGAAGCAGGTAACAAAGGCGATAGAGAGGCAACGGAAACAAATTATGTTAATCGTCAGAATGTATACCTAGACTCTATGGGTGCTGGTTCTGGATATCACCTTTTCAAATATCCGCCAATTGTATGTAAAGTTAAAGTATTAACTAAAGATCAACAAGAAAAAGAACCTACAGCGACTCCAGTTGTTAAGGGACAGATTGATGATATTTTAGTGTATAACCAAGGTTCAAACTATGGATCCACAATTTTAAATTTCCCAAATCCACCTATCATTAGTGTCCCTACAGGAAATTTGGGTCAGATTGGTATCGTTGTTGCAAATGGTAGTGTTACTGATGCATTTGTTGCGAATGGAGGAAGTGGTTATGTAGGACCTCCTGATCTCAATGTGGTTAGTGTAGCAACTACATCTCAAGGTGCAATCTTAAGAGCTATTGTAAATGATAGTGGTTCAATCACAGATGTTAAAGTTATATCTGGCGGTGTTGGATATGCAGCAACTAATACTAGTGTTAATGTTGTGCCTGTTGGTTCTGAGTTTAAGGCAGAAGCGACTGTAAGGGGTTTAACTGTTAATAAGGCATATCGCTTGAATCAGTCCGAAATGGACTTCCTACAACCAATTGGAGACGGTCTAGCACTTAACATTGTTGGATACGGTAATACTATTAGAAATTTCTTTGCAGATGATGGAACAGGGCATTCTCCTATCATTGGTTGGGCATATGATGGAAATCCAATATACGGTGCTTATGGATCTGTTGATGTTGATAGTGTTCAGTCTGATGTTAAGAAGATGGTATCTAGTTATGATATATCAGCGACCAATATTGAAAATAGACCTCCTTCATCATTATTCCCATATGGATATTTTATAGACGATTATGTCTACACTGGAAACGGAGATTTAGACGAACATAATGGAAGGTTTACTAAAACTCCCGATTTCCCTCAAGGAGTCTATGCGTATTTTGCCACAGTAGATCTTTTAAATGATCCCCAATTCCCATTCTTTGTTGGTGACACATATAGATCTTTTGCTATTGAAGAAAATACTGTAAAAGGTAAATTACTAGATCAAGTTACTTTTGACTTTAATAATTCAGAACTTGTAAGAAATACACAACCATATAACTTATTTGGAGATGGTGTTAGTTATGATTATCTGTTCCAACCATATAGAACTAATAATCAGGTTTCAAATCCAAGCAATCTATTGCAAGGTGCTGTAGAAACCATTGATATCTTAAGTAGAGGTTCTGGATACAGTATTGGTGAGAAAGTAATTTTTGATAATACAGGCACAAATGGTGTTGGTCTAGATGCAGAAGTTAAGAAACTTCACGGAAAACCAATTGATAATATTAGTAGTTCTGTAATTACATTATCAAATCTTCCTATCAAACACACCAGACAGGGTGTTGTTTTCAAAGCAACTCCGTATCATGAATTTAAAGGATCAGATACTGTAAGAGTAACTGGCATATCAACTTATATTAAAGGATTAGAAGGATTTAAAAAGATTGCAGTTGCAAGTTATTCCGCATCTTTGACAGATAATGGTTATACTGGTATTATTACAGATCTAAGAGTTGACTTTGTTCCTGATAATGTTGCAGTAGGTGACTCTATTGGTATTGGTACAGAAACTGCTCGTATTCTTGGTTTCTTCCCTAATGAAAAAATTGTTAGAATAGAAAGATATGCTGGTTTTACTACTGCTGCAGTAGGATCTGCTGTTACATACTTTACTAGTGAGTTCACAGTTCCTGTAGAGACAAATCCTTTTGACTCTAGTTTTCAGAATTTAATCTATTTTAACCCTAAAGAATCTGTTGGTGTTGGAACAACGGTTGGAATCTCGACTAGTGTTGATGTATCTCTTAACGGAGTTACTAAACAAAGATCTATTCTTGCACAAACTATACATTTACCTAATCATGGTCTTAAAACTAATGCTAAGGTCACCTTCGACAAACGAGGTAATACTGACCTTTTTGCTACTGATTCCATAAGTCCGTATACTGCTCCAAGTGCTTTGAGTGGTGATTTTTATGTTATCAATAAATCACCTGATACTATTGGTCTTAAAACTAATACAGACGGTCCTGCTCTGTTCTTTACTACAACAGGTGATGATAAGGCAAATTATTCAGTAGTAACTAACTATAAACAAGAAACTGCAACTGTTAGAAGAAGTCAGGTAACTATTCAAACAACTGAAGATCATGGTTTAGAAGAAAATGATAGATTTGATTTAATAGTCAAAACAGGATTGACTACTGGTATTGGTACTTCTACAAGAGCAACGGTTAAACTGATTGACGGTTATACAGTTATTAATCCTTTAGATATTCCTACAAGCGGAGTTAATACCACAACTAGTATATTTACTGTTGAGGATCATGCTTTAGATACAGGATTTAAAGTTTTAATGTATGGTTCTGGTGGAGATCCATCTCAACTTCCTGCTGGATTAGAACAAAGAACATATTATGTTTTAAAGATTGACGCAGATCAATTCCAACTAGCAAATACCGAAAAACAACTTCGTGCGGATCCACCTGAAGTTGTTGGATTTACATCTGTAGGATATAGTGGACAAACTATCAATCCTATCAATCCACCAGTTACAGTATTCCGTGAAAATAATATTGTATTTGACCTTAATGATCCTAGTCTATTAGGAGCAAAACTCAAATTCTTCTATGATAGAAATAATTTTAACGAATATGTCGGAACAGGATCTACTGCAAATCTAGAAGTTGTTGGAGTGGGTACAGTTGGTATCGGAACAACAAATCCTCCTGATCTACCATATAAGCAGATTAATTATAGTGATAGTCTTAAAAACACTCTTTATTATGCAATAGAGAAAGGTGGATATATTACAACTAGCGAAACTGATGTATTATACGGAAATGAGATAAAATATGCTGACAGTGGGTATAATGCAAAGCAGTATATTGCAACTGGAGTAGCTGGAACTGTATTTACTGCTAACATTGGTGCAGAACCAGAAAAAGATCATTACACTCAAGAAGATTGTGCTGAATTATATTATAGTCATACAGGTGCTGCAGCAACTGGCGGTATATCGCAAATAAGAATTATTAACGGTGGATTTGGATATCAGAGACTTCCTGCTGTAACTTCTGTTGGATCTAGTGGTATTAGTGCGGAATTAGAATTATTTGGAACAGATATCAACCTACTAGGAGATGTAAGTGTTCCTACAGATGTTTATGGATATCCTTCTGATGGTACATTGAACCCAGATGCATTCTTACCTAGAATTCTACTAATTAAGAATGCGAGTAAGGTTCTCTCCGCATCAGTTCTATTTGGTGGTAGATCATATCTTAATGCACCTGCTCTTGCTGTATTTGATAAGACAACTGGAGAAATAGTTACTAATGGTCTTCTTACTGCGGAATTGAGTGATACTGCTGTAAACAAAGTCAATGTTATTGTTGAACCTAGAGGTTTAACAGGTAACGATTATGGTATTGCACCTTTAAGAAATAGTAATGGTATTAGTATTATTGAGGCATTTTCAGATGTAGGAGTTCTTACTTGTAAAATTACTACGCCTATTCTTGGATATGACACGGAACCATTTACTATTGGCGAATCTGTTTTTCTTGAGGGTATAGATTTTACTGCTGGTACTGGAGACGGATTCAACTCTGGAGATTATAAATTTATTGATTTTCAGATAGCAGATTATAATAGTGCAGTAAACCCAAGACAGGTTACATTTACATACACTGGATTGAGTAGTAATCCTGGTATTGGTGCAACTGTGGTTACTGGTTTTGGTCAAATTGTAAAATCTGGAGATCTTGCGAGATTTGATGCAACTAAAACATTCTCAGAATTTAGAACTAATGAACCATTAAGAAGAAACAGTGATTTATTCACAGATTTGATAATGACCGATATTGATGTCAATACAGGCATCATGGTTGTTAGTGGATCTATAAATCTTCAAATTGACGATAAATTACTAGGAACTAATAGTGGTGATGTATGCGAAGTTCAAGCAATTACAGAATTTGATGGTTATTTTGAAATTGCATCAACAATTGATACGAATGTAGGTTGGGCAGATAATATTGGTCTAATTGGTGATAATAATCAATTCTTACCAGATAATGATTACTATCAGAATATGTCTTATGCTATTGAGAGTGAAAAGACATATGAAGAACTAATTACATATGTTAATGATATTGTACACCCTGCAGGATTTAAAAACTTTGCAAACACTCAAATTTTAGCAAAAGGTAATGCTGGTGATACATTTATTCCTGCTGCAGATGCTGGTGGATTAGTTCTTGACTTTGTTAGTGATCCACTTAGAGTAGATTCTATTTACAATTTTGATATTGCTAGAGATGCAAATTCTGCTGATAATCTATCTAAGTTTATAGAACTTCAGCAAACAAGACTTGCAGATTTTATTCTATGTAAAACAAATAGAGTTCTCTTACATGATGACATTAGTTCCCAATTCATTAGCAATGAATCAAACGATTTAAGTGACAGTAGAGTTATTGCTGCTACTATTGCTGGTAGATATTTCTCAAGATATCTTGTACAAACAATACACGAAGCACAAGATCCAGCTAAGAATCATTTTCAATTAAATGAATTAATTCTTATTTCATGTAATGATGATACTTTCTTAGTTCAAAAGAGTGCTCTCAACAATACAAACCAAGTTGGTTTAGCAACTGGATATGGTGAGTTCTTTGCTCAATATAATATTAATAATGGACAAACACAGGTAAGAATTAAACCTTACGAACCATTTGATACAAACTATGATATTAAAGCATTCCAGCAAGGTTTTGCTGATGCTGTTGGTACTGGTCAAACTGAATTAGGTAATGCAGAAGTTAGGAGTGTTAATATTTCAGTAGGTTCGGGCACAACAACCGATATTGTAGGAATCAATACAGTTAATTTGGCAGGTGTTCATGGACATATCGTAGTCATTAATAAAAACTCTAATAAAGTAGATTATCATGAGGTAGTCTTACAACATGATGGTGTTGATACTTATTTGACTGAGGTAGGAGCATTTAATAATAGGCAAAGTCTTGGTGGATTATCTTCTCCACAGTTTATGGGAACATTTACTTCTTCTATTGATACTGGTGCAGGTGGAGTTGTAAAACTTAAATATGTTCACAGTGAGGCAAATAGCATAGACCTTAGATGTAAGTTCTTAAATTTCAATCCTGTTGGATATGGAACTACATCAGTGAAGCACTTTAACATTCCATTTACACCCGAAGGATCGGAAAGAAGTGGAAGAATAGTTGTAGGTTCCTCTGCAACAACAGGAATTGCAACTGTATGTGGAATTACATCATTTACTGATCTATCTTTCAAATCTACAGTTTCTGTAAGTTACGGAAGTACTCAAACATTCCATCAAATATATGTTTTATCAGATCCAGTTAAAGTAGATACATTCTTATCTCAAGGACCTATTGCTGCAGTTGGAACGACTACTGGTATTGGAACATTTGGTGCTGAGTTTAGTGGTGACCAAGTTAATCTAGAATTCTATCCAGATGCAGGAGTAACAGGTATTGTTAGTATCTTCTCTTATAATGAGATAATATATCAACAAAATGATCCTAATGGACTTCTTGCTGGTATTGGATCATTTAACTATGGACAAGTATTTGAAAATCAAACTCAAAATACTTACTTGGGTATAAACAATAGAAACCTTAGAAAGTTTGGATTAAAGTATCAAAGTACTCCAATTTACCAAAGAGCATTTAACCCTCAAAATGTTAATGAGATTAATAAAGAAACAGGACTTATTACATTAAAACATTTCTTCTCTAATACAGAAAAAGTATCATATCTACCAGATTCTAATATTATTGGAATTGCTGCCAGTTCTTTAGAGTATTCTACTGGATATGGATCAACTGTACTTCCAAGTGAATGTTTTATTGTAAAATCTAATAATAATCAATTCTTTATCTCCACATCAATTACTGATGCTAGAGTTGGTAAAGCAGTTACTTTTGCACAAGATAAAGGTCAAGGTAACCTTCACAAGTTTACAATGGATAAGAGAGATTCTAAATCCATGATTACTCTTAATGGATTAGTACAGAAACCTCTATCACATACATCAGTAACATACGACTTAGATGTTGCTGTTAACGGTTTTGTTACTTGCTTTGCTTTAAGTGGATTAAGTACAATAACATCTGGCGATTTACTTAAAATAGATGATGAATATAATATTGTTCAAACAGTTGGTTTTGGTAGCACAACTACAGGACCTATTACTGGTATTGGAACTTGGAGTCTTGTTGAAATAGAAAGAGGTTCAGTCGGTAGTGCAGCAACAGTGCATTCTGCTGGATCAACTGCAAGAATTTATAGAGGTGCTTTCCAGATTGTTGATAGTGATATCTATTTTACAGAAGCACCTCTTGGTGGTGACTTGGGTATTATTGATGCTGGTAATCTTCTTACTCCTAGAGCAACATTTAGTGGAAGAACTTACTTAAGACAAGATTATGCAACTAACCAAGTATTTGATGACAACTCAGATGGTTTTGATGGTTTAGAAAATATATTCCCACTAACATCTACAGGTGTTGCTGTAACTGGTATTGGTTCAACTGGTGGTAACGGAGTTCTGTTTATTAACAGTATGTTCCAAGCACCATTTGGTGAGAACAATGAAGGTGTTGCAAACTTCAAGATTATTGAACAAAGTCTTGGAGGTATTGCTAGTGTTAACTATACAGGTATTAGTTCGTTTGGATTTACTGATCTAATAATAGATGAAGGTGATATTAACCAGAATCAACTACCTAGAGGTGGCATCATAATTTCTGTTGCATCCACACCAGGTCAAGGATATGCTCCATTTAAAGGTGCTAAGATTCAAGTAACTACTGGTAAAGATGGTGCTATCACTGGTTTTACTGGTATACCAACAACTAGTGATTTCATAGATATCGAAAGTGTGGATTATGATAAGACAACTGGACTTGCAACTGTATCTACTGCAAAAGTACATAGATTTGGAGTTGAAGATTTTTCTAAGTTAGTTGGTTTAGAATTTACTTGTTCTGACTACATCTCAGGAATAACAACTCTCGGTATAACATCATTTGTATATGATCATCTTGTTGGTATTGCTACAATAATTACAGACTCTACACATGGATTTACTGATCCAAATTTAGTAGGTATAGTAACTGATGGATTGACCTTTACTTGTGATATGGATGGTTATAGAACCAATCATACATATCCAAGATCTACTGATCCTGCAAACAATAAGTTCTTAGAAGTTAGGAATGTAACCAGAGATGAATTTGATGTAAATGTTGGTATATCAACTCAGGTAAGATATACACCAGTAGATGCTGTTTATGACGCAGTTGCTGGTATCATGACAGTGACTATTGGGTCACATAATATTATGTCTGGAACTAGTATCAAGATTGATCAAGAATCAATCAATTTCCAGTGTGCGATGGATGGTCTTTCCACTACTAAGTCATATCCTAGAACAACTGATCCATATTTTGACAGAGCAATTTCCGTTGCATCTACTACTGCAACAGGTATTGCCATAACTGTAGGAACTTCTCCTATTGTTAATTATAGTATTACTACTGCAACTTACAATCCATCAACAGGTATTGTAACTGCTACTATCGGACAACATCCTCTTAAAGATGGAACTTCTATTAAGTTGAAAGAAGGTTCTCTAATCTTTAGATGTGAGACAGACAATTATATTTCAACTCATACATATCCACGCAATATTATTGATACACAAACTATTAATGGTGCTCAGTATGATGCTACTGCTGGTATCATGACAGTTACTGTAATTCCTGGTGGTCGTTTAATACATGATGGAGACTTTGTAAAATTTGATAACGACTCTATAAGGTTTACTTGCGATATGGATGGTGGAACATCTACCAAATCATATCCAAGATCAACCGATCCTTACAGTGGTAAGTGGGTACCAATTACAGGCATAGGAACAACATCATTTGCTGTTAATGTAGGTAAGTCACCTATACAACCTTTTGCTATCTCTAGTGCTGTCTATGACCCCACTGCTGGTATTGTGACAGTTAGTATACCTGATCATGAATTCATGACTGGTACTAGCATAAGAATATCTCCAGAATCATTAGCATTTAGATGTGGTCTTGATACTTTCCAGAGTATACATTATTATCCAAGGTCAACTGATACTGTTGGTTATAATACTGCAGTCTCTATTGCTTCTACTACAGTAGGTACTATTTCATTCCAGATACTACCAACTCAACCATCAAGTAATGTATCAACTCATCATCATGTTCCAAATGATAAGTTAACACCAATCAGTGCATCTTATGATCCTGTTGTTGGTATTATGACTGTTACAGTCAATAATCATGGACTTTCAAATGGTGATTATGTCAAGTTTGATGATGGATCAGTTAACTTCACATGTACTAGAGATAATAATCAAAAAGTTTGTGGATATCCTAGACCTAAAGATCCTTATCATAATACATGGATTAAAGTTTCTAATGTAACTACTAATACATTCAGAACCAATGGCATGAAGTCATATGACAATGCCACACATACTTTTGTATCAGGAACACCTAATAGTATTACTAGATCAGTAATTGTTGGTGGCGGTGCATACAACCATACATTCGTTAGTGCTGGTGTTGGTAGTATGGATCAGAAGCGTGATAGATCATTTGACCAACCAATTAAAATTACTGCTGGATATACTTTAGATACTGCAGAAGATATTGTTTATGATCCTGTTGCAGGTATTATGACAGTAACTGCTACTGGTCATGGAATGATGAACGGCAATTATGTTCTTATCGAGAATAATTCAATTAAACTTGAGTGTTCACAAGATAACTATGTTACCCCTCATTTATATCCAAGAATTACCGATCCAATTAGCGGTGATTGGGTAGCGGTTGCAAGTACAACAGTAAATTCATTTGCTATAGATGTTGGTAAGACTAATACTGGTGATCAATATGTTCATAGATTTGCTGGTTCAGTAGCAAATGGTATTAGAAAACAAAATGGAACTGTTACTTTCCAAGCAGGTATTTCAACTGATACTAGTGAGCATCGTTATGATATCATGGCAGGTCATGAAGCATCAAACGCAGTTATTAGTGGTGGAAACTATGCTCATACTTTTGCCAATGCATCAACTGGAGCGATTAGAACTGGTGGTGGATTTGAACACAGATTTGTAAGTGCTGCTTCTAGCACACTTTATATCGATTCTTGGGCAGGTGCTGCTTTAACTGTATCAAATGCAGTATATAATCCTGAGACTGGTATTGTTAGATTTACTGCTCAGAATCATGGATTAGTTGCTCCCGAAAGTTTAAAATTGAGAGGTATAGGTGTTACTTGTGCATATGGTACTAAAACATATCCAACAGGAAAATTTGGTTATCACTTTAAAGTTAGATCTGTTGGAACAACAACATCATTTGAAACATTCGTTGGAGTCTCTACTTTACAGCATGATTATACTGGTGGTGGAGTAGTTCAAGTTGGTGTTACAAGCAATCTATTCCCAAGTTTCGATGAGGCATATCCTATCTCTGGTATTGTTTCTGCTCGCACATTTGAAGTAAATGTCGGACCTAACACAATTGGGCATACTTATGTTCAAGGTGGTACTGTCGCTCAATGGTATCCTCTATCCTTTGGTTCTGGATATCAAACTGGATTAGGAACTATTGGTATTGCATTGTCATCTCCAACTAAAGGAGTCAATGCAGAAATTAATGCTCTTGTTGGTGCTGGTGGATCTTTGATATTCAGTATTGGTGCTGGTGGAACTGGATACACTGGTGAATATGATTCCGTCTTTGCTCCTGAACCAAACGGTGAAAATCTACCTATTGTTGGATTATCAAGAATTGGTGGTGGAACAGAAACTGGTGTTGGTTGTTCTGTTAGTGTTCAAATATCTGGTATTCAAACTGCCACTGGTATTGGATCAACTCTTGCTGAAGTTTCTAACTGGGAGTTTAGTAAGAAAGGATATGGATTTAAGCGTGGAGATGTATTTACTGTTGCTGGTCTTTCTACAGATCCTAAAGCAGGTGATAACTTTAGAAACTTTGAACTAGAAGTAATAGAAGTCTTTACTGATACAGTTGCTTCTTGGCAGTTTGGTAATATTGATTATCTTGATAACATCAAACCAAATCAAGATGGAAATCAGATGAGATTCCCACTATTCTATCAGTCACAGTTGGTCAGTTTTGAAATTGACAGAAACGATCAAGACTCTACTGAAATTGATTTATCTACTGTTCTATTAGTATTCATTAACGGAGTACTTCAAGAACCAAATTTAAACTATGTCTTTACTGGTGGTTCTATTATAGAATTCTCTAGTGCTCCAACTGTAAATGATAATGTTGTTATCTTCTTCTACAGAGGAACAATAGGACAAGATAGTTTCATATTTGATATTAATGAAAATATCAAGAAAGGTGACGCTTTAAGATTAGATAAGAGTGCTGAAATGCAGTTCAATAAAGTTACTAAAGATCAGTCAAACTTTGCACAAATTGAAGATAGAATTATCAAGAGAATTGATAGTGCTGCTACGGTAGAAACTCCATTCTATCAAGGTCCAGGTGTTAGTAACGATAACTACAAACCTATGACATGGATTAAGCAGAAGGGAGATTTGTTTATTGATGGTTCTTTAGTTTCTAAAGCAAGAGATTCATATGAAGCTCAAATCAATCCTATTGGAAATATTATTGGAGTTCTTTCTACAACAGATACTGCAGTTTTTGTAGATACTGTTGGCAACTTTAAAGATACTGATGGTTTACTAACAGAATCGTTTGGTTTACTTGCTATTGCTCCTGTTGGTTTTGGTACAACTGCTGCCACTGGTGTTAATTTTGAAAATCTATCTGGTATAGAACCATTAGTTGCTGATGTTGCTGGATACATAGGTGTGGTTACTGGTATAGGAACTACTGCTGGTATCGGTACTGATTTGGCACTTGAGATTCTAATTGATAATCAAGATTATGTTAACAATGGTAATGATGCAACAGGATTCTCAACAAACTATCCATTCAAATTATATGGAACAGGTATTAATACAGCAGGAATTGCTATAACAAGTATTGATACGCATGACACTGATATAGTTTCTATCAGCACATATTATGGAGATAATATTTACTATGCAAGTGCAATTAGTTACCGTAATGGTGGTCGTCAAGGCATCATTACTGCTAACATAGCATCATACACTGACACTAGTGATATGGTTGGCGTAGGATCCACTGGATTTGCTTACGCTCACTTCACTTGGGGAAGATTTGGCGATGTAAACAGAGCAGGATCTCCTATTGCTCTTGATGTCAAGGGATTGTCTTATGACAATGAACTTAGCAAGTTCCCTCTAGTTTTACGAAGGGGTGTTGGGCATAGGGGAACAGGAGCTCTGCCCAAACTTCTATAAATACAAAAAAGTTAGACCTTTAGTTCTACAGATGTAATGGCCGCAATTATCACAGACCAGTTTAGGATCATTAATGCTAATAATTTCGTTGAATCGGTAATTAGTGGTAATAACTCCTATTATACTTTTTTGGGTCTGGCTAATCCAACAGAAACTGGATATGGAAGAACAAGTACATGGAATAGTACAACTGTTCAACCACCATCACCAACAGATAGTATTAGTTACATAAACCATGTATACGATACGATGATGTTTGGTAGAAAAGTTTTACCAGGTGATGTTCGTAGATTAGTAAGAAAAGTTCAATGGACAAAAGGTACATCATATGATATGTACCGTCATGATTATGATGTAACTAATAGATCACTAGTTTCTAACTCTAGTAGACTCTATTCTGCAAACTTTTACATAATCAATAAAGACTTTAGAGTCTATATTTGCATTGATAACGGATCTGCAGGTATTACATCTACTGCTGGTGCATCTCTTGATGAACCTACATTTACTGATCTTGAACCATCTGCTGCTGGTGTCAGTGGCGACGGTTATTTGTGGAAGTATCTATTTACGGTTCCTCCTGCTGATATTGTAAAATTTGACTCTACTGAGTATGTTGCTGTTCCTAACGAATGGTCATCAAGCACTGAGAATGAAGTCAAAGTGGTTCGAGATAACGGAGATTCTACGGTAAATAACAATCAAATTAAAGTTGTTTCTATTGATGCTCAAGGTGAGGGTTATTCCTTCCTTGCATCTCCGATAGAAGTTGATATACTAGGTGATGGAACTGGGGGTAAAGTCCGAGTTCAGACCAATACCAATGGTCAATTAATTTATGCAAAAGTGACTGCAGGAGGACAAGGTTACAGTTATGGTAGGGTTGATCTTTCTTCTATTAATGGTAGTGCTACAAAGTTTGCTAAATTAACACCGATTATTCCTCCTTCTAATGGTCATGGATTTGATCTTTATAAGGAATTAGGAACTGATAAAGTTTTGATTTATACTAGGTTTGATAATTCTACATATGATTTTATTTCGGACACAACATTCTCTCAAGTAGGAGTTGTTAAGAATCCAGTTGCTGCTGGTGCTGGATCTACTTCTGTTCTTAACACATCAGAATATTCCGCAGCTAATGCTTTGAAATTTTCTGGTGATCTTACACAGACTCTTGCAGTCGGTTCAGAAATCACACAAAATATACCTGGTGTTGGAACTGCCAGAGGTTATGTTGCTTCATATGATGTGAATACAACAGTAATCAAGTATTTCCAAGATAGGAATCTTTATCTTCACCCTTCATTATATGATCAAACTGATAACATAGGTGTTGGTGGAGATGCAAAAGTTGTTGATTTTACTGCTGCTGGTGATGCTGTCATCTCTAGTGGATTCAGTGTAAACATAGATGGAGGTTTCTCTGGAATCTCAACAACTACACCATCTGGTAAAGTTGTAGACCTTGGCGTACAGTTTACAAGTGGTCTTGCTGGACCTGAGATAAATAAAAGAACAGGTGAAATTATTTACCTTGATAATAGACCATCTATTACAAGAAATGAACGCCAAAAAGAAGACATCAAAATCGTATTAGAATTCTAAGAAGATGCCACAACAGACTAATCTTAATGTAAGTCCCTATTACGACGATTTTGATCCTAGTAAAGGTTATCATCGTGTCCTATTCAAACCTGGTTTTCCAGTTCAGGCTAGGGAACTATCTACTTTGCAATCTATTCTGCAAAATCAGATAGAGACTTATGGTAGTCATATGTTTAAAGAGGGTGCATTAGTCATTCCTGGTTCAACAACATTTGACGGACAATATTATGCTGTTCAAGTTAATCCAACACATTTAGGTACTGATGTTTCTGTCTATGCTAATAATGTAATAGGAAAAAGATTTAAGGGACAAAATAGCGGAGTTACTGCAAAAGTAATTAATTATATTACTGCTACACAATCAGATAGAGATTACGATACTTTTTATGTAAAATATATTAATTCATCTTCTACTGGAGATTTTTCATTCTTCACAGATGGTGAAATTCTTGTTGCAGAAGAATCAGTAACTTATGGTAATACAACAATTAATGCTGGTGGAACTCTTGCATCTACAATAGCATTAAATGCATGTACTACAGGTTCTGCAGCTTCTATTGACGATGGTGTTTATTTTATTAGAGGATCATTTGTAAAAGTAAATAAGCAAACAATTATATTAGATCAATACAATCAGTCTCCATCATTTAGGGTTGGTCTACAGGTTATAGAAACTGCTGTTAGTGCGAAGGGAGATGAGAGTTTATATGATAATGCAAAAGGATTTTCTAACTTTGCAGCACCAGGTGCTGATAGACTGCAAATAAAACTTACATTAGCCAAGAAAACAATTACAGATTTTGATGATACTGATTTTGTAGAGGTACTTAGAGTTAAAGAAGGTGCAATATATTCACTAAAAAGAGATACTGAATATAATAAGATCAGAGATTATTTTGCTAAAAGGACTTATGATGAGTCTGGAAACTATGTTGTTAATCCATTCATGGTTAACATGGCTGAATGTCTCAATGATCGTCTTGGTAATGATGGTATATACTATCAAGGACAAACTACATTTGATGGCAACGAACCAGATGATGATCTTGCGTGTTTAAAAGTAACTGCTGGTAAAGCATATGTTTATGGATATGATATTGATAAAACTGCTCCTAGTATAATTGATTTTGATAAACCAAGAGAAACTCAAAAAATTGAGAATCAATCATTTAATTTTGAAATGGGGAATAAGTTCCTCGTCAACAATGTAAGTGGTATTACTACACTTACCAATAGAATAGAATTAATGGGAGGTCCTCTTGGTGGGAGTGCAACTGCTGCTGGTACTGCTGAGAAAATTGGTGATGCAAAGGTATATGGATTCTCATTAAGAGATGCTGCATATGAAAATAATTCAACTGATTGGAACTTATATCTTTATGATATCCAAACATATACATCATTAAAATTAAATGATAATGTAAGTGCATCAGAACTTAATCAATCTGGATATATTGTTGGTAAAGAAAGTGGTGCTGAAGGATATGCTGTTATTGCAGGTGCTGGATCTAGCAGCATACAAGTTACTCAAACTTCAGGAACTTTTAGACAAGGTGAAAAAATTAGTATTAATGGTGACGAAACTGTATCAAGAACTATTGAGAAAATAACTGCTTATGGTATTAATGATGTATATGATTTTGCTCAAAGCGGAAATAGTTTCACTGCTACTAAAAAATTAAATCAAGTAATTCCTACTGGTTTTGGAAACGGTCAATTTAATGTTGCTTCTGATGGTACAGTTACTTCTCCAAGGGCAGACAGTTTCCTAGTATGGAAACCAGGTGATATATTTACTTACGGTGCTGCTGCAAATACAGCAGGTGCTGCTCTGGATGTTCCTACTCGTAATGTTGTTCTAGAAGTTGCTGCTGATGGACAAACAATGAAAGTCGGTACAATGACAACTGTTACCGATGTGTTTGATGGTGGAGTAAAAGCATTTGATGGTATTGGATATAGAGGTGTACAGGATGTTTCATTACAGAATTCATCTTTAATTTCTAGAATTCCAGATATAGGAGTTTCTAATGTAGATTTTGGTGATTCTACTCTATTCCTTAGTTCTCAAGTAACTAATGAAAGTAGTAATTCATTGGGTCAATTAGTTCTTCCAATAACCTCAGTCAATCTTGATGATGTAACTTTTGTTGCTTTTGATCAAGAAAGATATTCTGTGGCATATTCAAATGGAACTATACAATCTATTACTGAAGATCAAATCATAATAACTGGAACTAGTATTACATTATATGGATTGAATCCAAGTCAGAGTAATATTAGAGTAAATGTTACTGTTCAAAAATCAAATATTAAAAACAAAGTTAAAGAATTTAAGAGATGTCAACAAACAGAAATTACAAGATCTGCAAATAAAAGATCTGGAACTAATGCTGGAACTAGTATTAACGATGGATTGAATCATAGTGCTCTATATGGTGTTAGAGTTCAAGATAAAGAAATTTGTTTAAACTATCCAGATGCTACTGATATTGTTGCAGTCTATGAGTCTTTAGACACTAACACACCTGTACTTGATAAAATAACATTCACATCTACTGATGATATTTTTACTGAAGCAATTATTGGTGAAAAAATTGCAGGAAAGGTTAGTAAAGCAATCGCTAGAGTAGTCTCTATTGATTCTGGTAATAATCAGATTAATATTGTATATCTTACCGATAACAAATTTACATTATTAGAATTATTAGAATTTGAAGAATCAACTGCTGTTGCTACAGTTCAAGCAACAACACCTGGTAAGTATAATGATATTACTAGCAGTTACATGCTAGACAAAGGACAAAAGAATCAGTACTATGATTATTCTAGAATTGTTAGAAACTCTGGAGCATTTGTTCCTCATAGAAAAGTATTAATCATATACAACAGATATGATGTTCCTAGTGGTGATACTGGAGATATATTTACTGTTAATAGTTACGGTGCAGAAAGATATAAAAATGATATTCCATCAATAGGACCATCAAGAACTCCTGCACATGATGTATTAGATTTTAGACCACAGGTTTCCGTATACGATCCAGCGTCTGCTACAGTATCTCCATTCTTCTATACTTCTAGAGATTTTACTGGAAAACCAGATAGACTTTTAACACCTAATGAGTCAGTTGTATTTGACTATAATTATTATCTTCCTAGAATAGACAAATTAGTTTTACATCAAAACGGTGAGTTCTTATTGTTGAGAGGTACACCTTCTAGACAACCATTACCCCCAGAATCACAAGATAAATGTATTGAAATTGCTACGCTTCTTCTTCCTGCATATCTTAAGAATATAGAAGATGCAAGAGTATTTTTAAAACAGAATCGTAGATATACTATGAAAGATATCGGCAAAATTGCTGATAGGGTTAAGAATTTAGAAGAGATAACTACATTGAATCTTTTGGAAAAGAGTGCAGAAGCTCTCCAAATTAGAGATGCTCAAGGTTTTGATAGATTCAAATCAGGATTTTTTGTAGATTCATTTAGTAGTTACGATTTCATGTCAGCAAGTTCTCCTGCTGAGATTGATGTAGATCTCAAAGAACTTAGACCAATGAGAGAATTTGAGTCTGTTAACTTACAAGTTGCTCCTAAGACAGATGTATCAGTGCAGCAATTAGATTACAGTACTGATTTTGATTTACTTGATGACACAAATACACAAAAAACTGGTAATCTTCTTACTCTAAAATATGAGGATGAAGTTTATATTGAGCAGAATTTTGCTACTAAAACAAACAACATCAACCCATTCCATGTTGTTGCATACACTGGAGAAGTTCGTTTAACTCCATCTGTTGATAATTGGATCAATACTAGAAGAACACAAAATGTTATCAGAAATACTATTGGTATTACTGTCTTTAACAACCAAGTTGCTGCTAACTTTACAGTAACTCGTGAAGGTAATGGTGGTGGATCTGCAACGGTAACAACTGCTGAAGTTGGTAGAACTGTACAAAGAGATGATATTCGTTCTGAAAATACATTTATTGCAGAAGAAAATTTTGATCCATTCTGTCGTTCTAGAAATGTAGAGTTTTCTGCAGTAGGTCTTAAAGCACTTACTAATTTCTATCCATTCTTTGACAACATTGGCGGTATAGATGTTATACCTAAACTTTTAGAAGTATTTAATGTTACAGGATCATTCCAGATTGGAGAAACGATTAGAGGAACTATTGGTGCAACTGCCTTTGAATTTAGACTAGCTGCTCCAAATCATAAGAAAGGACCATTCTCTAATCCTACAGAAACATATGACATTAATCCATATGACCCAAGTTCTACATTACCAAATGGATATTCACAAGCATCAACAGTTTTAAATATTGATACTGTTGGACTCTGTGAGCAAGCACAAGGAGCGTTCTTTGGATTTGCACCAACTAATATGGTTCTTAGAGGATTGACCAGTGGTGCTCAAGCAAGTGTAGCAAGAGTAAGATTAGTTTCTGATAACTTTGGTGATTTAATTGGTGCAATGTGGATTAGAGATCCCAATGCAACTCCTATACCTCAGGTAAGAATTAGATCTGGTAACAGAGACTTTAAATTAACTTCCAGTGAAACAAATGCCACTCCTTTACCAGGCAGCACATTAATTTCTAGTGGTATTGGTAGATTCTTAGCAACTGGTACTACACGACTTGTTCAGACTGATGTTAGAATTACAACTCTAGAAACTACCACAGTAACTAATCTATCGACGATTGATATACAAAGATCCGACCCCTTACCCCCACCACCTCCACCTCCACCACCCCCTGTTATTATCAATAACACTAGAGTTATTGACAGAACTAGAACTGTTGTTAATAACATAACAAGGGTTATTCAGCGTACTAATACAATTATTCGTGAGAGAGATAGAGACCCTCTTGCACAATCTATTATCACTGGACCTGAAGGTGCATGGATTACTAAACTTGATGTTTTCTTTTCCCAAGTTACTTCTGGTACAACTCCAGTAAATATTCAGATTAGAACAGTTGAGTTAGGTTTACCTACACTTAATATTATTCATAGAAATGCAATGGTAACATTGCGTCCATCTGACATAACAACATCTACTGATGGTAGTGTAGCAACAACTATTGTTTTCCCATCGCCTGTTTACTTAGAACCTAGTTCACAATTTGCTATTGTTCTATTATCAGATAGTGATGAGTATGAAGTATTCTGTGGTGAAATGGGTCAGAAAGCTCTGAACCAACAGACTCTTCCTTCTGCTCAAGGTAAGATTTACTCACAGCAATTTGCTATGGGTTCACTCTTTAAATCTCAGAACGGATCTACTTGGACTCCATCTCAGTTTGAAGATTTGACATTCAAACTTTATAGAGCAAAGTATACAGCAAATAGAGGATTATTAACATTCTTTAATCCACCTATTGAACCAAATAATAGTCAAGTTCCTCCTCTAAACTTCAACCCTATTACAGGTCTTCCTAAGAAAGCTAAGATTGGTATTACTACCACAACTAATGCTGGATTAATTGGAACTGTATTTACTCAGGGAAGAAAGATTAGTGAGAGTAATCAGTCTCATCGCTATGCATTTGTTGATGATCAAGGAGGACCAGTTGATGGTACTATTGGTATTCTAACTGGTGGTACAGGACATGGAACTCCTACAAACCCAGTCAGTACTTACAATATTACTGGAGATGGTTCTGGACTAACTTTAAATGTCACTGTTTCAGCTGGACTATCTGCTATCACTGCTGCTACTGTAGTAAATGATGGTAATGGTTACAAAGTTGGTGATATTATTGGACTTGCAACTGCAGGTACAGGTAATGCTGGTTCTGGTGCTCGTGTTGCTATTAGTTCTATATCGGGAGTTGATACTCTGTATCTAACAAATGTTCAGGCACAGGAATTCGATGTAACTTCTAATGATTTAACTTATGTTCATAGCACTGGTTCAGTTATAGATTCTGGACTTGACATATGGCAATATGACGAGCAAGGAGGAAACTACACAGGTGAGTACCTTAAGGTAGATCATAGAAATCATGGAATGTATGGAACAGGTAATAAGGTTATCATTTCTGATGCCAAATCTGATGTTCTTCCTACAGAATTGAGTGTAGATGTTGCTTCTAATGAAACTAGTATTTCTATTGCATCAACAAGTCAGTTTGCTGAGTTTGAAGGTGCTGTAGTTAGTGCTGCTAATACTGGGTATGCTTTCATGAATAGTGAGATTATATCTTACACTAGTGTTGGTATTTCTAGTCTTGGTGGTGTAGTCAGAGGTTCTAATGGAACCAATGCTTTAAATCATATTAAAGGTGATGTTGTCACCAAGTATGAGTTAAATGGTATTTCTTTAACAAGAATTAATACAGAGCATAGTGTCGAAACTTCTCAAGTTGGTATTGATGAATATTACATCAAAATCGATAGAGGAACTAGCAGAGGCACTGATGACAATACTAACAATATTCCACAACTCTCGGTTGCTGAAGAAGCATCTGGTGGTGGTAACTCTGTTTATGCTTCTAAGAACATTCAGTATGACGCTGTAAGACCTTTATTACAAGCAACCACCTTTGGATCTACAGATTTCCTTTCGCTCCAATTGAGGAGTATTTCGGGTACATCTGTTGATGGTGGTGAAGCATCATTTGTAGATGCTGGTTTTGAAAACATAGGACTGAATAGAATTAATCAGTTAGAATCAACAAGAATTATTGCTGCTAGAGTTAATGAATCTAATAAATTAGGTTCTATTACTAGATCTAAATCGCATACAATTACTGTTGAATTAGATAACGGTGGAGATGATTACAACTCACCTACTGTTGATCTTGAGGGTGCCTCTTCTCTATTCTATGAGAACAGACTAAATGCCCCAATAACAGATTATCTAACTGACCCTAGAGCGAAGCAAAGATTTAACGATCCACATGCTTCTTACTACATGTCTAATCCTATCTACATTAAGAATCCTGCTACATCATTAAAAGTGATCTTCGATAGTCGTAGACCACCAACAACTGATTTCAGAGTTCTACATAGTACTCTAAGAGCAGATTCTAGCGAAGTTACACCAGGATTTGAATTATTTCCTGGCTTCTTAAACCTCGTAGATATAGATGGAGATGGTGTTGGTGATCAAATTATTGATCCCAAGAATAATAGCGGTCTACCAGATCTCTTTATTCCACCTGATGATACTGTTTATCGTGAATATCAGTATACAGTAGACAATCTCCCTAGTTTCACTGGATTCCAGATTAAGATAGTCTTTACAGGGACTAACCAATCTAAATATCCTGTGATTAAAAACCTAAGAGTGATCGCAGTAGCATGACCAAATCATCGTTAATCCCAGTTGAAGGACATCCTAATTTTTGTCGAGATAAAAACACAGGAGCTATCATTAATACTGATAGTTCCTCTTTCGCTGCTTACCAGCAAAGAAACTCCCAAAAAAAGATGGAAAGATTAGAGATAGATAATATGAAGAAAGACATATCTGACATAAAAGATATGTTATCAAAAATAGCAAGTAAATTATGAATGGTAGAAGTCCGCATTCTGAATTCCTGAAATACCACGGTTTCACTGAGGTTGATACCCCAACTAAACAGGAAAGTGACATGCAATCATTAAAATCTGAAATGGCAGAGATAAAAATGACGCTACTTCAGGTGCTGCAGGAATTGAGGAAACTAAATACATAGTATAGGATAATCTCGAATGTTGTTAACAGATGGCCGTCTACATTGCAAATCTTCAAATAGAAGCTGGTGTAGATTTTCAGCACGGTTTTAGCTTGGGTGATAGTGACACAGGAACATTTTTGAACCTGAATAACTACACTTGTACATCCCAAATGAGAAAGTGGGCTGGATCAACCACATCTGTTTCCTTTGCATCTACAATTACCGACCCTGATGAAGGTCAAATTCAAATTTCTTTGGGTTCGACTGAAACAGTTGAAATAAAACCTGGCCGTTATGTATATGATGTTCTTTTGAGCGACGCATCTGGTTACAAATATAAGGTCGTTGAGGGTATGATCCTAGTTAGAGTAGGAGTCACAAGGTAACCATGCCATCTCTCAGAATAGGTACAGGCAATCAGGTAAAAGTAATCGCCAGTGGATCTCTTGGTGGAGGTTCAGGTGGACGATTATCTTTGCTGTCTGATGTTAACTCAAGCAATCTCGAAGACGGAAGTTTGCTTGTATACGATGCTGCAACAAGCAACTTTATCACTACGAAAAGTTTCCCTGCAGCAATCATTGATGGGGGTATCTACTAGTGTCAGCTACCCTACTATTAAAAAGAACTCTAGGAACTTCGCCTCCTAATATTGCACCAGTCGGTACTGGTGTATCTTTTGGTGAACTTGTTTATACTTACGATACCAGTGATGTTGGTGCTGGTAAATCCTATAAGAAATTATATATTGGTAACCCTGCAGGTCCTACAGCAGCTCCGATTGTAATCGGTGGTGAATATTATACTAGTCTAATACCAGAAAGTCCTGCTAACTACGGTAACAGGGAAGCATCTAAAGCACTTATCTTAGATGCTAATGCTAAGGTAAAATCTTGGTCTGTAATAACTGATTTCCATAACGCTGGAGTTGGTACTAACCAAGGAGATTTTTATGTTGGTGGTAACTTAAATGTTACTGGAGATTTAGTATATGATGAAGTAACTGGTAGAAATATTAATATAACAGGTGTTGGTACAATTGCCACCATCTTCAATACTAAAGCAACCATTGTTGATGGTGCGATTGATAATCTGTATACAGTATCAGGACTTGTTACTACCTTAACAGGAACAAGTGCTAACTATGTTCAGGTCAATGTAGGACATGCTCTTACTGCTAATAATGTAGAGATTACTGGTATAACTACGCTTACCAATAATCTTGACTTCTCTAGAAATTTAATTAAGATTGGTCGTGAGACTGCATCTGGTATTAGTAGTGCTGATGGATCAATATTCATCGGTGACTATGCTGCCACTGGTATGGGTCAATCGACTGCTAACAGACGAAATATAGCGATTGGTGCCAGTGCATTACAAAATGCAGGTACTGGGAATAACGCTGATGAATTAGAATCTAATATTGTTGTTGGTAACTTTGCAGGTTATAGACTACAAGGTACCAAGAACTTAATGGTTGGTGATAAGGTAGGTTTTGCTTTATCATCTAGTGGTAACGATGAAAACATTGCTCTTGGTAATCAAGCAATGTATGGTGACACTTTCCCTGTTGTGGATGGTGTTACTTTAAGCATTTCAATTGGTCAGCAAACTGCTATTGCTAATCATGATGAATCTACTGATGTAACAGAAACAAGTGGATCTGGTGAAGGTTTAATAGTAAGACTTCAGACTGGTGCTACTGGTCTGGTCACAGGAATTGATGTAATATCTCCAGGTGACGGATATGTTTTAAATGACACATTTACTATACCATTTGGATTCCAAACTCTTACTGGTACTGTAAGTAGTATCAATGGTCGTTTCCTAAGTGGTGGTACTGGTGCAAGGCAACAAAGCAAAAACATTGCCATAGGTCCATATTCATTATTCAGTGTAGATGGTAGTAGAAATATTGCGATTGGTTATTCTGCTGGTGATGTAACAACTGGTAGTGGTAATGTCATAATTGGATATGAAAGAGATGTTGCAATTGCTAAGAGTGATAATCAACTTACTATCGGTAGTTCACTTGGAAACTGGATTGATGGAAATCAATTAGGTTATGTTGGAATAGGAACTACTCGACCATTCGGATTGCTCGATGTCGGTGGTGTATTGATTGTCGATAAGGGTACTGGTAATACAGTTATTTCTGGTGTTACAACTGTACCAACTCTTGATGTAGATAATCTTGGTATAGAAGACATCAAAGTAACTGCTGGTTTAGCAACTGATTTTGCAATTACAAATGCTAAGATTCAGTCTGGTATTATCACAGATACTGTTGGTACTGCTGCAACGATTACTAATGTAGATTTTGTAAATGCAGATATTTTAGCAGCTAAGATAACAGCAGGTATCGTAACGGATCTTGTTGGTACTGGTGCTACAATAGCGATACTTGATACTGAGACTGCTGATCTTTCTGATGTAAAAATAACTTCTGGTGTTATCACATCTATAGTTGGTACATATGCAACTATCACTACATTCGATGCTGATGATGCAGATATTAATGTACTAAAGACTGTAACTGGTGTTGTAACATCGATTACTGGTTTTGGTGTAACTTATAATACAGCAGACTTTGAGTTTGTTGATGCTTCTGATATCAAGATTACAACTGGTTTAGTAACATCTTTAGTTGGTACATATGTAACCTTCCAAGATGCTGACTTCCAAGACGATGTTCGTGTTGGTGGTGCTCTTACTGTTGTTGGCGATCTTACAGTTCAGGGTAATACAAGTTTTGTTCAGAGTTCTGTAATTCAAGTTACTGATAAGAATATTGAACTTGGTTTTAGTTCCACTGGCAACCATGCAGATGCGACTGCCGATAATGGGGGTATTATTCTTAAGGGTACTACCGACAAAACTATTCAATACAATACATCAAGAGAGGCATGGGAGTCTAATCTTAAGTGGAATCCTACTGTTGATGATACTCTTGATATAGGTGAACCTACTGTACAGTGGAGAGATATTTACATTGATGGCACTGCACATTTAGATGCTGCAGACATTTTAGATGCTAAGATCACTGCTGGTGTTGTAACTGATCTTGTTGGTACTCATGCAACTATTACTGTTGCTGATTTTGAACAAGCAGATATAGTTACTGCTACGATTCAATCTGGTATTGTAACCGATATTAATGTTTCTGCTGCTGCTACGATATTAACTTCTGATCTCTTTAATGCGGATATTAGAAATGCTAAGATTACTTCTGGTATTATCACATCATTGGTTGGTACTTATGGTACAATCACTACTCTTGATGTAGAGACATTAGATGCTCAGAATATAAGCATTACTGGAGTTGCTGTAACTGACATTGTTGGTACTGCAGCGACTATAACAACTATCGATGCACAGAATCTTGATGCAGTTAATGCCAAGATTACTGTTGGTATCATTACTGACATTGTTGGTACTGCTGCTACAATCGCAACGATTGATGCAACTGAAGGAGATATAGTAAATGCTAAGATTACTGCTGGTGTTGTCACATCATTGGTTGGTACTTATGCAACCATTACAGTCTTTGACACAGAGACTCTTGATGCTAAGAATACAAATATTACTGGATTAGCAGTTACCGATATTGTTGGTACTGCTGCTACAATTACAATAATAGATGCCACAGAAGGTGACATTGTAAATGCTAAGATAACAGCAGGTGTTGTAACATCAATAGTTGGTACTTATGCAACCATTACAGTCTTTGACACAGAGACTGCTGATCTTAAAGATGTCAAGATTACCTCTGGTATTATCACAGACATTGTTGGTACTGCTGCTACAATCACTACGATTGATGCTACTAACTTTGATGCAGTTAATGCAAAAATAAATGCTGGTTATGTAACTTCACTATATGATTCCACAGGAGTTGTTGGTATCAATACTCAGCACATTCTGAGCACCAATCCTGATGGAACTATCACTTGGCGTGAACCTGCACAGATTGGTATTGCTACTGTCAATCCTGGTGCTGATGTATGGTTTGTTGACACACATGGTGTTGATGATAACGAACCTTCTCGTGGTCGTACAGATGATAGACCATTCAAATCTATCAAGTATGCTCTATCAAGAATTTCTAATAAGTATCCACATACTTACAATGGAGGTACTGCTACTGATGCAGTTAATGTTCAGAGTGGTGCTGAGTCTGGTAATCAAAAGTCTCCCAACGGAGCAACTTATAACGAGCATACTGGAGAATTAATATTATCATTTGGTAGTGCTCATGGATTATCAACTGCTGATACTATCACTCTTGATAACAATTCAATATCATTTACATGTACAAAGGATAATAATGCAACTTCGCATACTTACCCTCGTGTAGGTGATCCTATTGCAGGAGTAACAACTGCTGTTACTGTAATAAATTCCACATCATTTAGTTTAAATGTAGGTGTTTCTCCATTAGTTACAGGAGAAAATGAGACATTGAATATTGGTGGTGGTGTCTATGAAGAGATATTCCCATTATATGTTCCTGCAGGTGTTACAGTTAAAGGTAACGGTCTTCGTGCTACTAAGGTTGTACCGACAACTGCTACTAAACAAAAAGACGCATTCTTATTGAATGATAGATCAGTCGTTGAAGACATGACTATCGCTGATATGTTCTTCAATACAGCAACTAATGAAGGATTTGCGTTCAAGTATGAACCTGGTATTGCTATTACATCAAGATCACCATATGTACAGCGTGTAACGGTATTAAACAAAGGTAGTAATGTAACTGCAACTGACCCATATGGTTATGCATCTGCTGATTCACCACCTTCATCATATATCTCTGGTGGTGGTGCGTTTATTGATGGATCTGAAGTACAGTCAGGATCTCTAGAAGCAGCAATGTTGTTCAATGAATGTACATTCATTGTTCCTAACAGTCAAGGTGTTGTAATGACCAACGGTGCTCGTGTTGAGTATCTAAACGCATTTACATATTTCTCATCCGAAGCGATTAAGGGTATATCTGGAACTGCTGGTATTTCATCTACTGGTCAGACTAGATTGAGATTGTCGGGCATCACAACAGTTGGTGTTGGTAATACAATCACCGTCTTTGACACTGATGGATCTACTGGATTAGGTACTGCTGTTGTTGCATCTTATGATGGAACTTACTTAGGCGTAACTGGCAAGCAAACTGGATTTGAAGTTCTTAATGCTAGGACTGCTAAGTCGATAACATTTAATGATGGTGCTCAGTTAGATACTACTGTTAAGAAATTTGGTAGTGCTGCACTTAAGTTAGATGGTAGTAATGATTCTATTAGTGTTCCTTCTAGTGGAGATATTGGATTTGGAACTAACACAGACTTCACAATTGAATTCTGGGCATACTCAAATACAACTGGACTCTCTAGTGCAACTCTCTTTGACTTAAGAGATAATGGATCTGATACTAACGGTCTAAGTCTTGCATATCGTGCTGCTGGTGAAGTTGATCTAAGAGTTGGTACAACTACTGCTATCACTGGATCTGGTGCTGGTATTGCTACTGGAGTTTGGAAACACTATGCAGTTGCAAGAGGTGGTACAAACACAAGACTATTTGTTGATGGTACACAGAGAGGTATCAAGACTTCTGATACTACCGATTACGGTGCATCTAAGGGTATTGTATTTGGTGCTGATTTTGATGGAGCAAGCAATAATGTAACAGGTTGGATTGATGAAGTAAGAATCGAAAGAGGTGTTGCTAAGTATACAGCAAACTTTACTGCTCCTACTACTGCACCAACAGGAGATAAGGACACAGTTCTACTTCTTCACTTTGATGGTTCTACTGGTATTAAAACTACAACTGATGATGTAATTCGTAATCAGGACATCAGAATTACTCAACCTAATAGTGGAGTAGGAACTGCAACAAAGGTCATCCTTGCTGATTACAGTCAGTTTGGTGCTGACATGCGTTCAGTTGGTTGTGCTGTTGAGTATGGACAGAAAGGTGTAGTTGCTGATGGTGACGGTGTTTCACTAAGAATGTTCGCACTCAACTTCAACCATGTTGGTGCTGGTGGTGATATTACTAACGATCCTAACTTAGCGATACAAGCAAACGAAGTTACTGAAGTTAATGGCGGTGATGTTTCTTATGTAAGTATTGACCAAAAAGGAGACTTCAGAGTTGGTGAAGCGTTCTATGTTGACCAAGAAAATGGTACAGTATCATTCTCACAACAAGTAACCAGTCTTCAGGCACTATCTTCACTAGTCATAACTGATGGCACTGATAGTAGTACAGTAACACCTACAAGTGGTACATTTGGTAATATCCAGATAGCTGGAAATAACATTGAATCAACTTCAGGAGATATTAACATTGATCCTGCTGGTTCAGGAGACATCAACATTACTGGTGATGTCAATGTCTTAGGTATCTTAACTGCTACAACTATTCAGTTGGATGCATTCCAAAAAGGTGATACATCTGTTGCTCTTTCCGACAGTGGTAGTGATGGAACAATCCGTCTTTCTACAGACAATGTAGAAGCAATGCGTGTTGATGCTAATCAGAAGATTGGTATTGGTACTGCTGCAGTTAGAGATAGGTTAGATGTTCTAGACACTGCTAGATTTGAAAGAATTAATGTTACTGGAGTTTCAACCTTTGCTGGTGCTGCTGACTTTAATGGTGATGTTGATGTAGATGGACATACAGAATTAGATGATCTTAATGTATCAGGTGTTGGTACTATTGCAACTTTCGATACAGAGACTGCGGATCTTAAAACTGTTAAGATAACATCTGGTATTGCAACCGACTTAGTTGGTACTGCTGCAACTATTACCACTATTGATGTTACAGAGGGTGACATACTTAACGCCAAAATAAATGCTGGTGTTATAACTTCTCTTACTCTAACAGACAGTCAGGTTAGTGGTATTGTAACTTATGCAGATAATGCTGCTGCACACTTTGGAGATGGTGGAGATCTTAAGATCTATCATAATCCATCTTTCGGATCTTACATTGACGATTCGGGAACTGGTGCTCTTGCAATTCGTTCTAATGAGATTCAGTTACAGAAGTATACTGGTGAAACTCTCGCCAACTTCACTGCTGATGGTTCAGTTAAATTATTCCATAATAACGGTCCTAGACTAGAAACTTTAGGTGCTGGTGTTAGTGTTAGTGGTGAATTACAAACTGGAACATTATTAGTTTCTACTGATGCTGTTGTTAGTGCAGGAATGACTGTTGTTGGAATCACAACTTTCAACGATGATGTATTCATTGCAGGAAACTTAAATGTCATCGGTGATCTTATATACGATGAAACAAATTCTAGAAATCTTAATGTTAGTGGTATAGCAACAATTGCTGCTATGATCATCACTGGAGTAACAACTTCCAAGAATATTCAGATTGGTACTGCTACTTCTACTACTAAGATTACTACTACAAGTGGAAAATTAGTTCTTGAATCTTTTGAGGATCAAGTAGATGTTAATGATAACCTACAGGTCGTAGGATATGGTACATTTAGAGATGGTTTATATTATCCAGATTCCGCAAATGGTATTGGATATAGTGGTCCTAATGGAATCGCATACTTTGACGCAACAGGTAAGATTGTTAGTGGCCTAAGTACTGTTGGATTCTTGACTGTTTCCGAGTATGTTCTTACCACGAATGCTTCTGGAAATCCAATATGGTCTAATTCGATTGATGGAGGAACATTCTGATGGCAAAACCAACCACAAGAGAGCAGTTGAAAGACTATGCTCTCAGACAACTTGGTGCTCCTGTATTAGAAATTAATGTCGCTGATGAGCAAGTTGAAGACGCACTTGACGATACTTTACAACTCTTTTATGAACGCCACTTTGATGGTGTAGAGAGGGTTTATTTAAAATATAAAATTACTGCTGATGACATAAAGCGTGGTAGAGCAAGAGGTGCTTCAAATACTTTGGGTATTACTACAACAAGTACAACTACTAATATTGTAGGTGCTGCTACTACAACTACTTTTAATTGGGAAGAAAACCAAAGTGAATTTCCATTACCAGATTCAATTATTGGTATAGAAAGAGTATTTGTTTTTGATGCAAGTTTTATATCAAACAATATGTTCAGTTTCAAATATCAATTGTTCCTAAATGATGTTGCATTTAATCTTGGATACAGTGGACTTTTAAGTTATGCAATGACTAAGACCTATCTAGAGGACATTGATTTTTTACTGTCTACAGAAAAACCAACTAGATTTAATAAGAGAAATGGAAAGTTATATCTTGATATTGATTGGGGATCAATGACGGAAGGTACATACATAATTTTAAATTGTTATAGAATTATGGATCCTGCTAATTATAGTGGAGTCTATAATGATTACTTCATCAAAAGATATTTTACCCAAGCAGTCAAAAAGCAATGGGGTACTAATTTAACCAAATTTCAAGGAGTTAAACTTCCAGGTGGAATTGAATTAAATGGTAGACAAATATACGAAGATGCTGTTATGGAAATACAAAGAATAGAAGACAAAATGATGACAGATTACGAAATGCCTCCACTTGATATGATAGGATGATATGGCACTTAATCCATTCTTTCTTCAAGGTTCGCCAAGTGAACAAAGACTTGTTCAAGAATTAATTGACGAACACTTAAAAATATTCGGGATAGATGTTTATTATCTACCCAGAAAAATGATAGAAACTGATGATGTACTTGGAGAAGTGCAATCATCTAAATTTAATGATGCATATGTTCTTGAGGCATACTTAAACAACTACGAAGGGTATGCTAAAGGTAGTGATATCATGACTAAGTTTGGTGTTAATTTAGAAAATGAAATTACACTAACAGTATCAAGAGAAAGATATGAAGATTTTATAGCACCCTTTGTTGTTACTCATGATCCAAAGAATGCTGGAACTGAGATCATGTTTGGTGAGAGACCTAAAGAAGGTGATTTAATATATTTTCCATTGGGAGAAAGACTTTTTGAAATCAAACATGTAGAGTTTGAGAATCCATTCTATCAACTTGGTAAGAATTATATCTACGAACTTAACTGTGAATTATTCCGTTATGAGGATGAGTACATTGATACTAATGTTGCTGTAATAGATCAAAGAGTTGATGATGAAGGAGAAGTAACTACAGTTGCTTTGGCAGGTATTGGTTCAACTGCTGTTGCAATAGTTGACTCATTTGCATCTCAAGGTGCCCTACAATTTATCACGCTGAATGATGACGGATATAACTATACTTCCACACCCCCTGTCACAATCGCACCCTCTCCTGCTGGTGTTACTTCAAGTAGAGCTGGTGCGTTTGCATTCACCACATCAAGGTCAGGTCTCTATTCTGTGGATTCTGTAGTAATACAAAACCCAGGTTTTGCATATACTGAAGCACCAGCTATTGGATTTGGTACTCCTGGCGTAGGTGCTGCTGCAACTGCATCTCTTACAAGCAGTGGTATAACTTCTATTCGTATTACTTCTATTGGTAATAATTATATTCAACCTCCTATTATTAGCATTCAGCATCCAGAAAATGTTGCTATTGGAACTACAGGAACTGTAGGTAGTAAAGTTGGTCAAGTACAGGCAACAGCAGTTGCTACTCTTGAAAATGATAAGTTAAGTAGAATATATCTTAGCAATGCTGGTAGTGGTTATGAAGGTACTCCTATCATCACAATTGGTGCTCCAGTTTCTACTGGTATTGGAACATATTTCTATAACGAAAGAGTTCTTGGATCTATTTCTGGAACTGAAGCATATGTTAAAGAATGGAATTCATTAGAGAGAAAATTGAAGTTGTCAATAAATAATGGTGTATTCACTCCTGGTGAGTACATAACTGGAACTGCTTCTTCCGCTAGATATCAAGTTCTATCCCACACTGGTGTTGATACCACTAGTGCTTATACATCTAATGATGAGTTTGAATTTGAGGCAGATTCTATCATTGATTTTGCAGAGACTAATCCATTTGGTAATTATTAATGTTAGGTACTTACTTTTATCACGAAATATTAAGAAGGACTGTAGTGTCCTTTGGAACACTTTTTAATGAAATTCATGTTCAAAAACAGGACAAGGATGGTAAAGTAATTAGTGATATTAATGTACCTTTAGCATATGGTCCTAGAGGAAAGTTTCTTGCACGATTAGAACAGTTACAGGAATTAAACAAACCAACTGCAATATCATTACCAAGAATGTCATTTGAAATGACAAACTTACAATATGATGCAACAAGAAAAACTTCTGTTACCAAAACTTATAAAGCAATTGATAGCAATGATAAGGTAAAGAAAGTTTATCTTCCTGTTCCATATAACATAGGTTTTGAACTTAATATTATGACTAAGTTGAATGATGATGCATTGCAGATCGTAGAACAAATTCTTCCTTTCTTTCAACCATCTTTTAATATCACAGTAGATTTGATATCATCTATTGGTGAGAAACGAGATATACCAGTTGTTCTAGAGAACATTACTTTTAGTGATGAATATGAGGGAGATTTCAGTACTCGTAGAGTATTGATGTATACTATGACATTTAATGCAAAGACCTATCTATTTGGTCCTATTGCAGAATCTACAGATGGAATCATCCGTAAGGTTCAAGTTGATTACTATACAAATACTGACAAACAAAATGCGAAGCGTGAAATGAGGTACACTGCTACTCCAGATCCTGTTAACGCAGAACCAGATGATGACTTTGGATTTAGTGAAAATTCTACTATGTTCTTTGATGGTAAACAGTATAGTCCAACAAGAAGAGAAGATGTATGACAATTAACCCATTAGATCTTATGCCTATTGCAACTGATGACCCCATCGATACTATGCCATGTGATTATCAACCTCCTGGTGTAGACGAAGAAGATGATATAACTATACATGAGAAGATGTATAGGTTAGCCAGAGCAAAATACAATCCTTTTGCTGTTGGTGGATCAGAATCCCTTGGAGAAAAGAAATGACTTTCGACCAATTTGTTACTGAAGCATCTGCTGCATGGCAGAGGAAAGAAGGTAAGAACAAAGAAGGTGGTTTAAATGAAAAAGGTAGAAAATCATATGAAAGAGAAAATCCTGGTTCTGATTTAAAAGCACCACAACCTGAAGGCGGACCTAGAAAGAGATCTTTCTGTGCTCGTATGGGAGGTGTGAAAGGACCAATGAAAAAACCTAACGGTAAACCAACTCGTAAGGCATTAGCACTTAGAAAGTGGAAGTGTTGACATGAAAAAAGATTTTGGATCTATAGACAAAGCATTAAATACTAATAGTATTGATGTTGAAGTTACTGCTACACCTGAAGTGAAACCAGAACCTCCAACAAGAGATATTAGTAAAGAACTAGATAAGGATTACGAATATACTAGAGGAAATCTCTATTCTCTAATTGAGAAGGGACAGGAGACTCTTAATGGAATTATGGAGTTGGCAGACGAAACACAATCTCCAAGAGCGTATGAAGTTGCTGGACAGGTTATTAAGAGTGTTGCTGATACCACTGACAAACTATTAGACTTACAAAAGAAATTAAAAGATATTGACGAAACAAAATCTTCATCAACAACTAATGTGACAAACAATGCTATGTTCGTTGGTAGCACTGCAGAGTTGCAAAAAATGCTTAAAGATATGGGAAGTTCTAAATAAAAGTGCCTTCTAGAGAGAAACATGACAGAAAAGAAAGAAGCACCTAAAGGTATTATTGGTAAGATAAAGGATAAAATATTACCAGATGAAGACGAACAAGCCGCAATCATATCTACTTTTGTGAGACTTGGTGTGTTGGTTTGGAGTGGTGGAATATTAACACTAAATTATGTTGCTATACCAGGTGTACCACAACAGAAAATTGATCCAACTTTCATAGCTTCTGTCTTCACAGGAGTTTTGGCGAGTTTTGGGATTCAGACAGCATCTAAAAAGGGTGACGGTACCATGAAAATGAACGGTAACGGTAATGGTGGTGGTAAGACTGGTGGTCCTACACAGACTATTATCATAGAACAAGCACCATTAAAAATTATTGCTGAGTCACCTAAGAAGACAGAAAATTACAAGATGTAGTATAATATATACAGTAGAATCACACTGTATATGAGAGAGACATTAATTAAAGCTTTACTAGCACATGCACAAGGAGACATCCAAAAGCATGTTGCTAATGTAGAAGTCTATCTAACTAACCCTGCAGGTATTGGAGAACACTCCGATATTACAGAGGCAATAGAAACTGAATTGAATATCATTGCTAAGTATCAAGATCAAATAGATGTAATAAACAAGTACTTTAAAACATCAAAAAGGGAGGTTCTTACCTAATGTGGAATTTTAATATTAAAAAAATTACTAGTTTCGCTACAAAGGTAAAAGAACTCGATAAGAAGTTGGCAAAAAAGATACAGGAAAAATTTAATTTAACAGACTATCAGATGCTTTGTATTGCATTTGGTAAAGGATTTATTATTGGTGCTTTGATACTCTGACCTAGTGGTGATTCCCACACTAAAATAAGCAGAATTACTCAGTTCGTGCTATAAATATGGTGTAGTATGGGATTGAAACAATCATGCCCCTCACTGGACATTACACGGTTGGTTATCACGATAATCAAAATCACACATCTGAAATTTGCGAGTATGCAGAAGATGCATACAATGCTATAAAGCAAGCGAGTGAAGATCTAAGAGGTTTCGACAATCCTCATGCAGCAGAGTATTGCATTAAGGAGAATTGATATGAATAATTTACCAATCACATCTTCTTGTGTTATATTTGGATCCATCATTGCTACAGCATGGTTCCTAGTACCAAATGCATGGGCAATTCCTATAATGGTATAAAAACAAATGGTTGTCTGGGGAGTTATCTGGATGATTGCAATATTAATCGTAGTGGTATCTTGGTATATTTACTATATACTTCGTATGGCCTATAAGGAGATGGACGATGGGAGCGATGGTTCCACCGAGTCGGAAGAGTTGCTACAACTTCCGAGTAGTGTCGATAGACAGGGTAGTTGATGGTGATACAATCGATGTATCAATAGACTTGGGTTTTGATCTTATAAAAAAGGAAAGAGTAAGGATAGCTGGTATTGATACTCCTGAGAAGAGGACTAGAAACTTAGAAGAGAAAGCACTTGGTATTGATGCTACCAATTGGATGAAAAAGAATTTGGAGGACACCATTGCAGGAGACGACGAACTCACTATTAGAACAGAACTTGTTGGTGGTATGGGTAAGTACGGTAGGCTTCTTGGTTGGTTATATGTTGGCGAGAGCGATTTATCCTTAAATGAAATTATGATTACTGAAGGATATGCTTGGGCATATGATGGTGGCACGAAGCAAAAGAACTTTGAGGAACTAAGAGAAATTCGTAGGGCACATGGTACTCTAGACGCAGGATAATGGCAGGAAAAACGGAAGAGATTTATCTAGGTAATCCCAATTTAAAAAAGGCGAATACTGAGATACAATTTACACAAGAACAAATAAAAGAATGGATCAAATGCAAAAGCGATCCTATCTATTTCACAAAGAACTATGTAAAAATAGTTTCTTTGGATGAAGGTCTTGTGCCATTTAAAATGTGGGACTTCCAAGAGAAGTTAATCATGAACTTCCACGAGAAAAGATTTAATATATGCAAGATGCCTCGGCAGACTGGTAAGTCTACTACATGCGTTTCATATTTACTACATTATGCTGTATTCAATGATAGCGTAAACATTGGCATACTTGCTAACAAAGCAGCAACTGCCAGAGAACTACTCT